AATATGAATCTTGTATTTTCTTCTCTGCATCAAGAAAACCATCTTCTGTATTGAAACTCCCTGTATTATATATACTCACCGTATCATCAACATCTAATGGTGTGTCAAATTCTATAAAATAATCTATATCAGAGTTTGCTACATTAGGTTTAATATATGTTTTATAGTTAGTAACTAGTGCATCATTAACATATATTAATGGGGATTCATAACTAAGTTTAGCCCCATTATCATCAATGCCTTCTATTAATGAGGTTGCTGTAGATATAGTAAATATATAAGCGGGGGTATATGATGTAGGATCAGATTTGATGTCCTCAGTTTGCGATATCCACTTACCATCTGATGGTGCAAATATATCATCTTTAGGGAAATATATCTCTACTTCATCATCATAAAAGAATCTAAAGAACGCCTTTATAGAATCAATAGTTCCTCTTGATCTATATAATTCAGTTAAATGTTTATATATCAATCTAGGGTCTGCAGGAAACTGTCTCGGTATAGGTTGACCTACTTCGTTTTGAAGTCGTTCTAGAAATTTATCGTCTGTAGAATCAATATCTCTATTATCAATAATAGTATTTAAATGATATGAGGCTTTACTGTCTGTCTCTAAGAACTCCAAATACTTCTTCAGAAATATTTCTAGATCCGGAGATTCGTTAGATATATGCTGAGGTAATATAGACGATACCTCAGATGATATATTAAACCTTTTATTACCATGTTTTGGCATAACTATTTCTCTTTAGAAGTTGTAGTATAATCAATACCAGCTGCTGTACCACCCGTAATCATTGTATCTACTTCACCTGATATATTGATAGTATCTGTTAATATAGTTAGTAGTTCATTTCGATTAGGTGCTAGATCGAATGAGTTAGGAGATACAGTGATTTCAATGTAATCAACACTGGAATCCATTATAACTGTAGGAGCAAACCCATTTAATATAATCTTACCTGCAGATTCGTCTATATATCCTATAGCATTATAGACTATAGCATTATCCAGAGAAGATACTATATTAATTACTCGAACACCATCCGTACCTAATACATCTAAAAGAAGACAAGCTTGACCCGCATAAGTAAATCCTGTAGACGTAATTATTGGTGAGTTTGACGTTGATTTAAGTATAGGAGATGCATATGTTAGTACATACTTATGTTCTTCACCTAATAAGGGAATAAATCGTTTCTTCATATATACACGTGCGAACGAGTTTAAAATAGATAAATCAGCATTGTCAATAATATTTAATACTGTTGAATACCTGAACACACCATCAAACCTCTTTAAGTCGTTTTCTTGATAGAGAGCTATAGACGTTCTAACTTGCTCTTGTAGTGACGCAACATCACCATTAGTTGTATTAGGATTATATTTAAAAAATATATCCATATGTACATACGTATATGTAGGATCAATAATTTCTGGTGTAATAGATACTACATTCTTTGGTTTCAGATATTGACCTTTAATAAACTCTTTATCTGAATATGACAACACCTCAGTATCTTTTGGTGCTATTGTCACATATACCTTACCGTAATCAGGTGGCTCATTATCTTCCCCACCCCATACTGTAATAGCTCTAATGTTTGCAAAGTTTGCTTGGATAATTGATTTATAATCATCCGGTGTTACTGCTCTATTTTGTGCTACAAAAGTTAAGGGGGCGTTGAACTTAATGGAGGGTATATCTTCACCCAATGAGCCACCTGATGCGGTATCAATTACAGAAATATTGATATTAGTATTACCGCTGATATCACCAACTAAACTAAACGCAGATGCTCCATTAGCATCTCCCGCCTTAGTAATAACATATTCTAACTGAACAATATTACCATCAATTAATTTCTTACCTATATATCCGTCACCGAAATATACTTCATAGAAACCATCTTTACCTTCTTGAATCCAATAGGCATTTACAGTACTATCAATATCTACTATACTAGTAGATAATGTATATGTCGCCTTTTCATCTGATGCTTTAGATTCTTTTACGGTAACAATTAATGAAGATGTCACTGCATTATCATGAGGTAATATAAACCGTTCTGCTGTGTTTTTATCATATACGTATTCAGTGTTTTTATATTGACCTTGAATAAGTTCTACATTCTTAAATGTATATGTTCCATTTTCTCTAGGAACCGCTAGTGTTTTTGTATTAACAAAAGTATAACTATCAGAGCCAATAATAGATTTATATTCAGTACCTCTAGGCATCAACATTAGTTTGTATGTTCCGTCTGAATTAATCATCCATGTAGGGTCACCCGCTGGTGGATTAATTGAGATATCAACATATGCCCTAGGAGCATAAGCTGATCTAGGTGTATATCCTAGTAACTTAGCATGAGATACCACTGAACTTCGTAACTGAGCAGTATCAAGAAATGTTTCATTCACTGCCATGTTTGCATTAAATGCGTTATAATGTGTCGTATATGCTAATACATCTAATAACGCGTTGATTGTTGATCCGTCAAAATTATAATCATCAAACTCAGACTGACCTTTAAGAAAATCTTTAAGGTTGGTTTTAATTTGATGAAAATCTAATTCAGATACATTTAGATTTCCTGTCGTTTGTGCCATTAGCGTAATCTCTCTACAATAAATTCTACAGTTGTTGTTACTTCTTCGGGTGAGATTATATTAAGTTCTAACCTAATGCGTAATGCATTTCGTTCTGTTAAATCAGTTACCACTAAACCAATAATCTCAACTCTAGGTTCATAGTTTAATAATGATGTTGTTATTCTTGATTTAATAGCAGCTTCTGTAATAGAATCATAATTTTCAAATAGATAATCTCGTAGTGATCCTCCAAAATCAGGATCAAATACTTTCTCTCCTCGATTAGTCATTAGAATGTTAATTACAGACTGTTTGACCGCTAGGATATCTTTTTTAAGTGCAAGATCTCCGGAGTTAGGTATTACCCTAAACTTTAGGTCTATGTCACTATATGCTTTTTCTCTTGAACTTATACTCATAACGTTATTTATATGTTTTTAAGGGACGGTTAAGGGCCTGCAAATACTGTACCAGAACCAGATGAGACTTCTTCACCATCGTCATAGAGATCTCCTATTCTGGCGACTCCTTTTCCATTCGCAAAGACTGTTGTTGACCCTGTTGTTATCGCAGGTGTGTGATTAGGACATGCAGATGCTCCCATAGGATGTGGTACAGTTTTATCCCCTTGTCTATGCACACCTGTTCCGTTTACAATTACATCACCTGACATTGTATCTGTCGTTGTTTCAGCGATACAATCATGATTAGTTTTGACTGTATCTACTGAATCCCCTCTGGCTACTTTAGGCATGATTAATCCCAAAACCCTTTCTTAGTATATACTTTATGGTTGTATGTAACAGAATATGAATCATGGGAGCCATTTGGATTTTTTTCTGATATTTGTATAACACTTTTGTATCCACCTGATACAAAAGTATATTCTCCTGTAGCTTCAATTTCATTAACGGCCTTAGTAAGGAACTCATTAGTTTGTTTAACTTGTGCAGCTCTTATTTCTTTTAGTTTCACATTATTTGCTGCTGTAACAGCAGGTGTGTCTGCTTTATTACCAGCATTAATAATATATCCAAGTTCAATTACTGAGTGTTTTGCATATATTTCATTTTTATTATCAAAAAAGAATTGGCCAGACATAATTCTACCTTTATAATCCCCAGTTGCTTTAGATTTATAACCTATTAACAATTTAAAATACCCATGAGAGAACCACTTATCTGGTTCAAAATCTTCAACTATTATAATTCGGGTGTTCATTCCTATAAATTGTTTATGTTCTTTTACATCTACTATCTTTTCTTTTATAGTAGATGTTTTAGAATTAGAAGGTGATTTTTTTGATCTTGCCTTTTTCATATCATCTGCTGTTTTAGCAGAAGTAGAATCTTGTACTTTTTGCATCTGTTTAGCTACTACATCTACATTAGCGGACACTACTTCACCAACAGCATCTATAGCACCCTTCGCTTCTGTTGCAGCTGCTGATATCTCTGACTTTATCTCTTTCAATGCTCCTTCAATAGGAAACGTTGGCATATTAGGTGCCATTGTGATAAGTCCATCAACACCTTTCTGTAGATTAGGTATAAGAGCACATGGATCTAAATCACCTTTACCATTCCT